CAAAGTGGCGACATGGACAAACACTTTGCAGCTCTTGAACGGGTTCCCGCACCTCTGACGCAAGCCGCCGCGCTGGCCTTTGAGTTGGAGTTTGAAGAGCAGGAAGCTCCGCAGCGGATACGCGTTATTCCCGATGGCGAATTCGATGCGGTAGATGGTCGCCCAGGCAACATCAAAGGCGTGAAGGCCAAGAAGTGGCGCATGGATGCGCAGATCGCGCAGCGCATCATCGCGCAGTTCGTTGATCGCGGTATTGATCTGCCGATTGACTACGAGCACCAAACCCTCAAGGCGGCGGAGAACGGTCGCCCCGCGCCTGCTGCGGGCTGGATCACCGGCCTCGAATATCAGCCCGGCATCGGCTTGTTGGCGCAGGTGCGCTGGACGGATGCCGGGGCCGCGCATCTGGTCGCGGGCGAATACCGCTACCTCTCTCCCGTTTTTTTCTTCGACCCCGACACCGGCGCTGTGCAGTCCCTGCACAGCCTGGCGCTCACGAACACGCCCGCGCTAGGCGCGCTCGGCGAGATCGCCGCGCTGGTGCAGCAGATGGTTTCACTACGCCGACTGCCCGGCTCTGGCAGGACTACCAATGAGGAACCCACGATGGATAAAACCCGAGTGCTGGTGGCCCTGGGCTTGCCCCTGGATACCGGCGATGACACGGCGCTGACTTCGCTTTCCGCGCTGGCGGCTAAAACCCGCGAGCAGGAGACAGAGATCGCAATGCTCAAGGCCAACCAGTTCGACCCGGCCAAACATATTCCGCTGGAAGAGCATAGCAAGCTCAATGGCGAGCTGGCCGCGCTCAAGGCCGCAGGCGACCGTGCCGAGCATGAACGCCTGATGGCGGCGGCGCTGTCCGATGCCCGCATTCTGCCGCCCAACGAGGCGTACTGGCGTGCGCAGCCGCTGGCCGCACTGCATGCCTTTCTCAAGGATGCCAAGCCGCTGGCGGCTTTGGGTGGCACGCAGACGGGCGGCAAACAGCCAGCTGGCGGCGGTCAGCAGGTGGCGCTCACCGAAGATGAGTTGGCCGTGTGCAAGAGCCTCGGTCTGACCCCTGAACAATTTGCCAAGGCGAAAGGAGAATAAGCGATGAGCACACTGACTTCGGCACGTAACACCTTGGCCCGCGACGGCGTGGATTTCACCTATCCGGTTGCGGCCAGCACCAAAATTTACGCGGGCAGCATGGTCACGCTGTCGGCCACCGGCTTTGCCCGTGGCGGCGCGGCGGGCGGCACCAAGGCCGCAGGCATCGCTGTCGAGACCGTGGACAACAGCAGCGGCGCGGATGGCGCGGTGCTGGTCAAGGTCAAGCGCGGCGTCTTCGCCTTCAACAACTCGGCTGCTGCCGATCTGATCGACCTGGGCGATGTGGGTGCTGTCTGCTATGTGGTCGATGATGAAACCGTCGCCCTGACCGATGCCACCGGCACACGCGTTGCGGCTGGCAAGGTGGCCGACGTGGAAACGGTCGGCTCCGGCACTGTGGTGTGGGTGGATTTCCGCTAACCGCCTGACTCAATCAACTCAATAGGAGCAAACATGTTAATTACTCAAGCGCAGGCGACCGCCGCCTATACCGGACTCCGGGCTTTGTTCAACGAGGGCTTCATGGCCACCGCCAGCGGTGTGGAAGACCAGTGGAAGGACATCGCCCTGCTGATCAACTCGGAGACATCCGACGAAGAATACGGCTGGATGAAGAATCTGTCTTCCATCCGCGAGTGGCTGGGTGACCGTCAGGTGCAGAACCTGTCCGAGGCCTCGTTCAAGATTTCCAACAAGCATTTCGAGGGCACTATCGGCGTGCCGGTGGACAAGATCGCCGACCGCAAGCTCGGCGGCTATTCCATCGCCGCGCAGCAGCTCGGCCAGAACGCACGGGTATTCCCGAATCGGCTGGTGTTCAAGCTGTTGCAAGAGGGTTTTGCCGCAACCGGGCCGGACGGCCAGTATTTCTTCGACACCGATCACCCGGTGCAGACGAAGGAAGGCGTGGTGTCGGTGAGTAACACGGGCGGCGGTTCCGGCGCGGCCTGGTATCTGCTGGACACCAGCAAGGTGGTCAAGCCGATCATCTTCCAGCAGCGCACTCCGTTCAAGCCGCAGGAGCTGACCAGCGGCGACAGCGACCATGTGTTCAAGCGCAACGAGCTGCTGTTCGGCGTGGATGGCCGCTGCAATGTGGGCTATGGACTGTGGCAGACCGCCTATGCCAGCAAGCAGACGCTGGACAAGACCGCGCTGTGGGCTGCACGCGCCAATATGATGGGCTTCAAGGGCGACAACGGCGAGCCGCTGGGCATTACGCCCAACCTGCTGCTGGTGCCGCCCTCGCTGGAAGAAGCTGCCCGCACGGCGCTGGAGGCTGTCATCATCAGCAACACCAGCAACGTGATGAAGGGGCTGATGAAGGTTGAAGTCTGCCCTTGGCTGGCTTAATAGGAGGAACACATCATGGCTAACAGCATCGAAGTAATCTGCAAGTCCGGCGTGTTTCGCCGCGCCGGACGCGAGTTCTCCGCCACCCCAACCGTAGTTGCGCTGGGCGACTTGTCCAAAGAGCAACTCCAGTCGCTCCAGAACGAGCCGCGACTGATCGTGCGCGAAGTGGATGCGAATTCGACGGACGCCAAGCAGCCCGGCAAGAAGGGCTGACACTAAAACTCTCCTCCTGCCTCCTTTTGGCAGTTTGCCCGTGCCGCCTCCCCCGGTGCGGGCTTTTTTTTGCAGACGCGACAGAAGCGCCTACAAGCGATTGAAGCTACCTATATGCCCCGGTTGTATAGGTTGGGGTGCAAGAATCGTTTATGAATGTTCGCAGCGGCCTCCGTGGGCCTTTGGTTTGGCTGTGCCGGTCTGCTATGGGGTGAATGCTGTAGTCGTCTACTTATTTTCCCCGCATTGCCCTACAGGAATCACCCCACCCCTGCCGGGCAAAAATTAAAAGCCTTTACTGTCCACATCTCCATGCGCCCGGCAAAGTGGCGACATGAACTACGCCACCCTCACCCAACTGACCGAACGATACGCCGAACGCGATCTGCGGCACATCACCGACCCGGACGCTCAGGCGCTTGACGCTACACGCGCCGGGCAGGCGCTGGCCGATGCGTCGGCGGAGATCGAAGGATGGCTCGCCACGCGCTACCTGCTGCCGCTGCAAGATGTGACGGGGGCAGCGATGGCCGTGCCGACGATTCTGGTGCGCTGCGCCTGCGACATCGCCATCTACCGGCTGCAAACCCTGCGACCCGCCGATGACATCAAGGATGCGCGGCAGCGTTACGAGGATGTGGTGAGGCTGCTCAAGGCCATCGCTTGCGGCGATGTGCAATTGCCGGGCGCTGCGTTGCGTGATGACGTGGCGGACAACCCGGCCTCGCAGTCGGCAGGGATGCCGCAGTTTGGTGAGCCGCCTTCTCTGTTCGGCAGGGGGAATCGCTGATGAGCATGGTCGGCGATCTCGAAAACACCATCGTGGCCCGCCTGGCGGCTGCGCTCACGCTGGCCGGTCAGGCGCACCCAAAAGTGGAAGTGCGCGCCTGGCCGGAGCGTCCGCGCGACTACCGCATGACGCACCCCAACGGCGCGGCGCTGGTGGTCTACCGGGGCAGCAAGTTCGCGCACCACGCGACTGCCGGGCAGCTCGTGACCTATGAAGACGAATTTGAGCTTGGGCTGGTGTCGCGCACGCTGCGCGAAGCCAATACGCCGGGCGCAGCTGATGCGGCTTTGGGGGTCGGTATTTATGACCTGCTCGAAACCTGCCGCAACACCCTCTTGGGCTGGACGCCGCCGACCGCATCCGGGCAGGTGCGAATCATCAGCGTGGAATTCGATGATTACGTCGAAGGCACCTGGGGCTACAGCCTGCGCTTCGGCGTACCCATGACCACCGTGGCCAACCGTCCGCGTCCGCCTGGGGCTTGGTCTGTCACCAATGAAGACAATGCCCCGGCGCTGTTGCCGCCGGTTGTTCAAGAACCCGTAACCATTTAACCGAAGGAGTGCTTATGTCTCGATTCATCTATACCGGCCCGAATTCCGCTGTCACGCTCAAGGTGAGCGACGGCAAAGGCGGCCTCAAAGACCAGGATGTGCTGTTCTGGAACAAGCAGGAAGTGGATCTGCCCGCCGACCACGAGATGGTGAGCGTGCTGATCGCGCAGGGCTACCTCAAGCCGGTGCAGGTAGCACCTGTCCAGATCGTGCAATCCGCCGAAACCAAAGCCGCGACTGACAAGTCGGGCAAGACCAAATAACTGAAAGGAGTTTGCAATGACTGCAAGTTATCTGCATGGCGTCGAGACTATCGAGATCGACAAGGGGCCGCGTCCGGTTCAAATGGTGAAGACGGCGGTGATCGGCCTCATCGGCACCGCTGCGGCGGGCGAGGTGAACAAGCCGATCATCGTGACCAGCGAAAAGGATTTCGCGCAGTTCGGTGAGAACATCCCCGGCAGCACCATTCTGGATGCGCTGGACGCGATCTTTGACCAGAAGGGTACCGTGTGCGTGGTGATTAACGTGCTCGACCCCGCGAACGCGGCGCACAAGACCACGGTCGCTGTCCCGGAGACCGCGACCGTTGACCCGGTCGATGGCAGCTTCACGCTGCCGCATCCTGCCGTGGTCGGCGAGATCACGCTGGTCAGCGCGGATTTGGCGACCACTTACATCCTGGACACCGACTACAGCTTCGATGCGGCCACCGGCACCGGCAAGCGCATCAGCACGGGCGCTATCCCGGCAGGAACCATTGCCACTCCTACCACGGTGAAGGCGACCTATACCTATCTCAACCCGGCCTTGGTGCAATCGTCCGATATCATCGGCACCATCGACGCGGGCGGCAACCGCACCGGACTCAAGGCGTTCCGCGACAGCTATCAGTTGTTTGGCTTCTACCCGAAGATTTTGATTTCTCCGGTGTTCGCCACGCTGGCTGCCGTGTCCACCGAGCTGATCGCTGCCGCAAACAGCATCCGCGCGATCTGCTTTATCGACGCGCCCATCGGCATCACGCCGCAGCAGGCTATCACCGGGCGCGGCCCGGCTGGCACGCTCAACTTCAACACCAGCTCCGAGCGCGTTGGCTTGTGCTACCCGCACGTCAAAGCCTATGACACGGTGGCCGATGCCGAAGTGCTGATGCCGCTGTCGCAGTATGCGGCGGGCGCGCAGTCGCGCAAGGATCAGGAGAACGGCTATTGGTGGTCGCTGTCGAATACCGAGCTGCTCGGCATCACCGGCATGGAACGCCCCATCGACGCGATGATCAACGATCCGAACTGCGAGGCAAATCTGCTCAACGGGGCGGGCATCATCACGCTGTTCAATTCATTCGGCACTGGCATCCGCGTGTGGGGCAACCGCAGCGCGGCGTTCCCGTCCAGCACGCACCCCAAGAACTTCCTGTGCGTGCGCCGCACGGCGGACATCATCGCGGAGAGCCTGGAGTATTTCACGCTCCAGTTCAATGATCGCCCGCTGGATAACGCGCTGATCGATGCCATTGTCGAGAGCTGCAACGGTTTCATGCGGACGCTCAAGGCAAACGGCGCGATCATCGACGGCAAGGCGTGGTTCGATCAGGCTGAAAACGAAGTGACGGAGCTGGCAGCAGGCCACTTGACGATCACCTACGATTTCATGCCGCCGACACCCGCAGAGCGCGTGACCTACAAGGCCAGCATCAACATCAACTACCTCTCCGAGCTGGGCGCGAAGTAACCAACTCACTATTACTGAAAGGAGCCTACCGTGGCTGGCATTCAACTGAACACACTGAACAACGCGAACATCTACATCGACGGCAACAGCCTGCTTGGACGGGCCGAGGAGTTCAAACTCCCAACGGTTAAGTTCAAGATGGCCGAACACAAGGCCGTGGGCATGGTCGGCGCGATCAAGCTGCCCAGCGGCTTTGAAGCGCTGGAAGGCGAGATCAAGTGGAACTCTTTTTACCCGGAGGTATGGGCAAAGCTGCTCGACCCCTACACCGCTGTGCAACTGCAAGCGCGCGGTAGTCTGGAAACCTACAACAGCCAGGGCCGTCAGGCGCAGGTGCCTTATGTGGTGTTCCTCACCTGCTCGTTCTACGAGGTGCCTGCGGGCGACTTCAAGCAGAACGATAAGGCAGAGTTCCAGAGCAAGTTCTTTGCTTCCTACATCAAGCAGGTGGTCGATGGTAAGGATGTGCTGGAGCTGGATACGATGGCGAATATCTACAAGGTCAATGGCGTAGATAAGCTCGACCTGTATCGCACCAACATCGGTGGCTAAATCCCCCCCGAGACTGCTCGATGAGACGGCGTAATCGAGAGGAAGATCATCAGCGGCGCTGCCGGATTTGAGGCGCTGACTGCCCGCACACATAGAGGAACAGGACATGACGAAGATCACATTGAAGAAGCCGATCAAGACCCCCAGCGGCGAGGTGAAGGCTATCACGCTCACCCGCGAGCCGACGCGGAGAGACTTGAAGGCTGCGCAACAAATCACCAGCAACGAGGAAGATCAGGTGTGGCACATGATCTGTTCGCTCTCGGCAGAGAAACTGACCATCGAAGATACGGAGGAACTCACCTTGGCCGATATGCGCCAGGTGATGGACACCTTTCGCAAGGTTTCGGGTCTCGGAGACTGACTACTGGCAGGGTGCGGCGCTGTTGGCCAAGTGGTTTCGGTTTCAGCCATCGGAGATCGAGGCGCTGGAAACCAGCGACTTCGTTCAGTGGGTCAAGCTGGCGAGTGAGCAGATTTCCGCCCAAGCCACCAAGCTGCGAGAGCTAGAACGGGGAACGTGACCGGGAAGCACAGGGTGATGCAGAGGGTGACGGGGATGGCGACTACGAGGGTGCCGAGAATTACGCCAATCGGCCCCAAGAACGCCCAAGTGCCACCCGCCACCGACACGGCGAAGCTGATGGCCAGCACCGCAGTCCAGTAGCAAGTGATAAATGCGTCAGTGTAGGAGCTGTTCTTCATGGCACAAACCAAGTTAGATGTTCTGATTTCGTTGCTCGGCGGAGCCGCTGCTGTCAGCGGTTTGTCGATGATACGGCAGAACGTTGACCAGCTCAAGACCAGTCTGAATGGCGTCCAGCTCAAACAAAAGCTCGGTTCAGACCTGCTGGCGCTCAAGGCCAGATTCAATGAAGTATCGAGCAGCGGCAGGTACTCAAAAGAGGAGATCGCCAAGGTCTCGCGCGAGCTGCTCAATATGTCAGCCAAGGCACGTGAAGCCGGGCTGAATATCGGCAAGCTGCATACGGAACTGCGCCAGCTTCGTGCAGCCGAGTCCGGTCTTAACCTGCGCGTGGCCGGGCAAAACAACATCAGTGCCGGTGCCGCGATGCGAGCCGATGCTCGCGGCAAGGTGATGGATGCGGTCGCTGCGGGGTACAGCTTCTACAAGCCGGTGGCCGTGGCCGCACGCTATGAGGATGTCATCAAGGACATCGCCATCACTGGCGAGTTGACAAAGCGAGAGGAAGAAGAGCTGGCGAAATCCATCCGTGGATTGTCGCTGCGCTATAACCAGTCGCAGCAGGACGTGGCCGAGGCCATGAAGAAGTTGGTGGAAACCGGCATGAGCCAGCAAGCAGCAAGCACCATGATGCCATTGATGGCAAAGACGGCAACCGCGACGCGCACCGACAGCGGCGATGCAGCGAAAATGGCACGCAGCTTCGAGTTGCTTGGCGTCAAGGATATGGAGCTGGCCTTCAACCAAGCGGCGAAGGCTGGCAAGCAGGGCAGCTTCGAGCTGCGCGATATGGCCAAGTGGTTCCCGGCGCTGGGCGGATTTATGAAGGAACTCGGCGTGTCCGGCAATGAGGCTGTAGTGAGCATGGCTTCGAGGATGCAGGTGGCCACGCGCACGGCAGGCAGCAACGATGAGGCCGCCAACAACTTCAAGAACTTTCTGACAAAGCTGACCTCGCAGGACACCATCAAGGATTTCAAGAA